AACATCTACTGCTGCTTTATTTAATTATGTTCTTGTAGGTGCTGGTACTCGTTTTAGAGTATTAGATGTTGTTAATGATACAACTAATATATTCTTACAAAATAAACCAAGTGGTTGGTTTGAACAACAACTTCTTATGGCTACTGTACAGACAGGATCTCCTGCATATTATAACTTTAATGGAGTAGATCAATATGGAGATACACAGGTTGATGTGTTTCCAGTACCTGATGCAGGGTATGATTTATATTTTAATATAGTAATGCCACAAGATGACTTTACTACAGATGTAGAAGAAGTTAAAATTCCTTATACTCTTCTTATTGAAGGTACCCTTTCTAGAGCTTTAAGTGAAAGAGGTGAAGATGGTGGTTATCAAGATCAAGAAGCTAGATATAGAAATATGTTAGCAGATTTAATTGCTATTGAAGCGGGAAGTCGCCCTGAAGAAACAGTTTGGTATCCTAGCTAATGCCTGGTAAATTACAAACAACTTCTATTGCAGCTCCTGGATTCTTAGGTTTAAATACCCAAGACTCTTCTGTTACGCTTGAAAGTGGCTATGCAACTGTAGCTAATAATTGTATTATTGATAAGTATGGAAGATTAGGTAGTAGGCAAGGGTGGGATTTAACAACAGTAGCAACTAATGCAGTTGTTACAGGAACTATATCTGCTACTACTTTAACAGTAGCTAGTATTACTAGTGGAACTCTTTCTATTGGTGATGTCATTAGTGGGTCGGGTGTAACAGCAGCTACTTATATTACAGCTTTAGGAACAGGTACAGGAGGCACTGGTACTTATACAGTGAGTGCTTCACAAACAGTTACATTAGCAGGAACTTATGCAAGAGCATTAACAACAGTTACAGTTACAGCAACAGCACATGGATTAGCAGTTGGAAATACAGTTTATTTAGACTTTACCTCAGGTACTGCAGTAGATGGTGCTTTTGTAGTAGTTACAACACCAACAGCAAATACCTTTACAGTAACACATGGAACTAGTGGCACAACAAGCGGTAATGTAACATTAAGTCGTCCAATTACTGCTGTAAATCCTTTAGGTACTGATAACTATCTTGAATCTATTTTTGAATTTAAAGATGTTACAGGAACTGTAGTATATTTATCTGCTGGTAATGGTAAATTATTTAAAGGTACAGACTCTTTAATAGAACAACAAGTATTTGCTGCTAATCAAACTACAGTAGTAGCTACTGCTTTTACAGGGAATAGATGGCAATTTGCTGTTCTTCCTGAAGGTACAGGACCAACAGCTCTTTCTTATGCTATTGCTGTACAAAATGGAAATGCAGCCTTAGTTTATAGAAAGAAAAGTCATACAGATGCTTATATCTTTCAAAAGATAGGGGATTATGGTAATAAACCAACAGGTGTAACAACTTTTGATCCTGATTGTGTTCTTTCTGCTTTTGGTAGAATATGGGTTGCAGGAATATCAAGTAATAAAGCTTGTCTTTATTTTAGTAAACTTGTAGATCCAGCTGATTTTACAGGAGCAGGCTCAGGAGTATTAGATATTAGTTCTGTCATTGGAAACAATGATGAAATAACAGCATTGGCTGTTCATAATAATTATCTAATAATCTTTTGTAAAAATCATATTGTTGCCTATCAAGGAGCAGGTGATCCTACAACAATGACACTTGCTGATATTGTAGTAGGTGTAGGATGTATTGCTAGAGATTCTGTACAAGGAACTGGTACTGATTTAATATTCTTATCTAAGAGTGGTGTAAGAAGCTTTAATCGAGTTGTTCAAGAGAAGTCAATGCCACTTCGTGAACTATCTCTTAACATTAGAGATGACTTAGTTGGATATTTAGAAGTAGAAACAGTAACAGATATTAAAAGTGCTTATTTTGAAAGAGATGCTTTTTATCTATTAACTTTTCCTGGTTCTAAAGTTATGGTTTATTTTGATTTAAGACAAATACTTCCTAATGGTGCAGCACGAACAACATTATGGAGTAACTCAGATGGAACAATTTATAAAGCATTCTGTTCAACTACTGACAGAACTTTATTTATAGGAGTTCCTAATGGGGTAGCTTTATATGATGGTTATTTAGATGGTAGTAATACTTATGAGTTTAAATACTATACCTCTAGTTCAGATTTAACAGCACCAACTACAATAAAAATGCTTAAAAAAGCTACTTTAGTTGTTATTGGGAGTGGAGATCAAGACTTTACCTTTAAGTATGGTTATGACTACACTTTAAACTATAGTACACAATTAATTTCTAGAAGTTTTGGTACTGGTATTTACCCTACTTATAATGCAACTACTTCACTATATAATAATAGTAAGTATGCTTCAGTAGGTGTTGGTGTTAATAGTATTAATGTTCCACTAGGTGGTTCAGGAAAAGTAGTACAATTTGGAGTTGAATCTACTGTAGATGATACTCCTGTTTCGATTCAAAAGATTGATATATATTTAAAAACAGGGAAAACAGCATAATGTCAAACTATACCAAAGCCACAAACTTTCTAGCTAAAGACTCATTAGCAGATGCAGATCCATTAAAAATTATTAAAGGGGCTGACTTTGACACAGAGTTTAATGCTTTGCAAGTAGCAGTTAATACTAAAGCAAATACAATATCCCCTACTTTTACAGGTACTCCTTTAGCTCCAACAGCAAGTGCTGCAACTAATACAACACAACTTGCTACTACAGAATTTGTAACAACTGCGGTTAGTGCTTCTATTCCTTCAGGTGGAATTATTATTTGGTCAGGATCTTCTGCTTCAATTCCTACTGGATGGTATTTATGTAATGGTTCTAACTCAACACCTGATTTAAGAAATAGATTTATTGTAGGTGCTGGTTCTACTTATGCTGTTAATGCTACTGGTGGTAGTACAGATGCAGTTGTTGTATCACATACCCATACTGTAACAGACCCTGGTCACTTACATACATATCTTGCTAAAAATACTAACTTTGGTACTACATCAGGTCCTGATGCTCACTCAACAATGACTACAACAAGTGAAAACACAGGAAGTGCAGTAACTGGTATTTCTTTAGCTACAGCTGGTGTGACTGGTGTTAATGCTAACCTCCCTCCATATTATGGTTTATGCTATATTATGAAAGCTTAATGAGCAAGATAGAATATGTAAATCTTCTTTATAGGATTTATGGAAGTCCTAAAGAACATAAAAAGAAGTTTATAGAAGAAGCAACAACTTGGGAATATTACCCAATATATAGAGATGATAAAGTAATTGCTTTAATAATGACTAAAGGGAATAGAATCCATTGTGGATGTCTCCCTGAATATAAAGGAAAATGGTTTCCTTTAAAGATGTATAAGCGTATTATGAAGAATCTTCTTCTAAAGTATGGAAAGGTAGCAACAGCCACTTATCCTGAAACAGAAGCGTTTGTTAAGAGGTTAGGATTTAAAGAAGTAAGTAGAAATAATAATGTTATTAATTTTATAAAGACAGAGGTATAATATGAGTTTTGTTACAGATGCACTTGGATTTACAGGGAATGACCCAGCACAAGTAGCTCCATACCAAGCATCCCCAATCACGACAACTACAGGGACAGCTACGCCAACTGGCGGTGGTGGTGTAACAACTAGTCTATCTCCTGAGCTTCAAGATATTTATAATTACTTTATAAGTGAGTCTAATAAAAATAGACCTACTGGGGCATCAATTGATTTTGCTAATAGAGTTTCTAATTATGGTCAAAATATGTTTGGTAATGCGGCTAATTTAGATACTGGGGCTATGACTAATAATTATTATAACCAAGTATTATCAGGATTAGAACCAGGAAGATTACAAGAAAATGTTAATTTAAGTAATACATTATTTTCACAAGGAAGAACAGGTTTGGGTGTTGGTTATGGTGGTGGTGGTTATGTTAATCCTGAACAATATGCTTTATTAAAAGCAAGAGAAAATACTAATGCTGGTATCTATTTATCAGCTCAAGATAGAGCAAGACTATTTCAACAAGAAGACTTACAAAGAGGTTTAGGATTGGTAGGTTTAGGTAATGACCTTAAAACATCAGGATATACCCTTCCTACATCTTTATTTGGTACTGGTGTACAACTAGGTCAAATTAATAATCCATTAATTGCCCCATCACTTACTGGTGGTACTTATGTAACAGATGTTAATAAAACAAATGCTCAATATCAAAACCAAGCTATGCAGGGAGATCAAGCATTTATAAGTGGACTCTTTAGTTCAGCTATGGGCTCTACAAATCCATTAGGTAAGTTTAGTAATTTATTTAATAGTATTGGGTTTGGTCAAGATGCTGGAAATTTAAATGCAGGTAATAAATATTCATCAGGTTTATCTACAGGTGGTGGTTGGTCTCCTACACCAGGATATATAAATTTAAACCCATTTAGTAGATAAGGAAAAATCATGGCTGGAATCGTACCTAGTTTATTTGGACCAACTCCTCAAGAGTTGATGTCTTTAAAAAGAAAAGAAGAATATCAAGCTATACAACAAGCAGGAGCATCACTTGGTCCTAGAGGTGCTTCAGGTGCTGCTCTTGGTACTGCTTTAGGCAGAGGTATTAATGCTTTATTTGGTTTAGAAGACCCTGAAATTAAAAAAGCTTCAGATGTTTATTCTATTCTTAAAACTACACAACAAAATTTAGGTGTAGATGCTACTGATCCTACTAAACTTTACCCAGCATTACAAGAAAGTTTTGCTAATGCAGGTTATGGCGATATAGCTGAAAAAGTATCTCAAGAAGGTGCTACTAAAATATTAGATTGGAATACTAAACAAGCTACTATTCAACAAAAAACATTTGATTTAGAACAAGATAAAAAAGCTAGAAATGCTATATTATTAGTACAAAAAAATGCAGCTAAAGAAAATAGAACACCTACTAATGAAGAACTTATTTCTGCAGCAGCTCCATTTATGTCTATTGATAAGTTAGCTCCATTATTACAAACAAGTGCTGATAAAGCTGCTTATCGTGATACTATGAAATATCAGATTGATATGAAATATGAACAAGAAAAACAAAGAGCTATTGAAAGAAAAGAAGATAAATTATTTTTTGTTAATCTAGATTTTGAGCATAAAAAAGAATTAGAACAATTAAAGGCTACTCTTAATCCTAAAGGTACTTCAACAAGTGTATATGAAAGAGGTTATGCTAATAACTTTGTTACTTCTTCTGCTGAACTTGTGCCTGCTACCACTAACTTAAATATTCTTACTCAAGGTGGTACATCTCCTATTACAGCTGGTGTATTCACAGGTATTAAAGGTACTGGTCTTCTTTCATCAACTGGAGCAGTATTAGGTACCGCAATTACTGCTTCTGAATCAGGACAATATGAATCTATTATGCTTCCAGTAATCCAAAATATTGGTACAATGCAAAATGGTGGCAGAAGAACTACAATTGCTCAATTAGATAATTTAAAGAATGCTTTAATTGCTAAACCAGGACAACAATATATTGTACAAGTACAAAAGATGGGTGAACTTCGTCAGATTGCTGAAGCAGCTACAGATGCAGCTATGACTAACCCAGCTTTTTCTGATGACCAAAAAGCATTAGTTAAAGCTAACTTAGAAAAAGTTAAGCAAGCTATTCCATTTACAGGGGCTGATGTAGCTAAGTATTCTATATATGCTAAAAAGAATCCTACAGTTCAATTTAAAGATTGGCTTAAAGTTAATGGATCAGACAAAGGAGCATTTAATGAAAATAAAGCTCCACAAGCTGCAATAGATGATCTTAAAAATAATCCTGCGTTAAAAGACGCATTTAAAGCTAAGTATGGTTATTTACCTGAAGGAAGTTAATAATGGCTGAAACAAACCCGTTTGATAAATATGATGTTAAAACTTTTACTACAGAAGTTAATCCATTTGATAAATATGATATTATTACTTCCCCTACTGGTGAAGCTACAGTTCAATCTGCAGTAGCACAACAACCAACTCCAGGGTTCTTTACTGAAAGGGCTCCTGCTAATTTTGATATTGGTAATGTTGGAATAGGTGTAGGTATTGGTGCTGGATTAGGAACATTACTTGGTGGTCCTGTATTAGGAACAGCAATTGGTGGGGCTATTGCTGGTGGTGTTAGTTCAGCCGCAGGTGAAATAGCTAAAACAATGGGCACATCTGAAGCTACTCAATTAGGTACTGAAATAATTGCTGGTGGTCTTCCAAGTGCTTTTAAAAAGTTTGGTACTAAAGCATTAGGTCTTATTTCATGGAGAGGGGGTAAGCTCTCTAATATGCTTAAAATTACTTCTGATGAAGAAGTTGCTACATTAGTAGCTAAAGAAAAGACATTTGGTTCTCCTACATTTAAAGGTTTATACACAACAAAGAATTCTGATGCAGCCCAAAGTGTTTTAAAAAATGACCTAACTAATGCAGGTATTGTAGTAGGAGAAGATGAACTTGCTTCTTCTGCAGTTAGAAAACAATTATATAGCAATATGTCATCAACTTCTCCATTTGTTAAATCACCCGAATATGCCCAACTTGGTGATGAAATTGCTGCTTTAAGAACTAGAAATTTAATTAGTCCTAAAGAAGAAGCTAATTTAAATAAAATTCTTATGAATCAACTTAATACTAACCCTAAAGTAGCTGTAACTGCTAATAAAGACATTCTTAACCTTATCCAAAATGGGGGTGCTTACACTGTTGAAGGTGAGACTAAAGCTATGATTTCTCCTGATGCTCAAAGAGTATTAAGAGAACAATTTAATAAATATCTTGAAAGAAATACTGGTGGTAAAGGGTATAATTTTTTAAAAAATATTGAACAACAAGAATTTATTGCTGCATCTAGAGATTCAATTCCTACATTAGTAGCAACTAAATTTAGTAAATCAGATGAAGCTTATAAACTTGCTTTAGATAATATTGCTAAATCACCTGCAGGTAAATTAGAATTTGCTAAAGCAGTTGACCAACATTTTTATCAATTAGGTGAAACAATTACAGTTGCTGGTAAACAAGTAGGTAAAGAACTATCTCCTGATAAACTTATGAGAGAGTTTATTCGTTTAAGACCAGCTATTGAAGAGTCAGGTGTTATGTCAAGAGTGCAACTAGAGGAACTCACTAGAAGAATATCAAGTATTCCTAAGACTGCTGAGAATGCTCTAGCAACAAAACAAATTGCTGACATTATCAGAGGATCAATAATTGGTGCTGGTTCAGCACTTGTATCCACTACTGAAAGACCTCCAGCAGTAATGCCATTATAATAAAAAAGGGGCACTAAGCTCCTTTGTTTTATTCCCCTTCTTCATCCCATTCAACCATTAGTCGAATGATTAGAAGATCAAACAAGAGTATCCAACCTTTTCCTTCCCTACCAATCTGTTTATAGCTCATGTGTTCAATACCTACATTAACCCCACTGATAAGTTCTGATCCAAAATAATACATTAATTAACCTCACAAGTTCCACCACTGCAAGCCAAATTATCTTTAGCTTCCGTATGGTCGTCAGTTTCAATTACTTTCGTTAAATCTATTTCTTGAAGATGTTTAAACATTTCCTCAAAGGTTTCTTTAGTACAGTCTTCAAAAGGAGCTTGAACATAAGTGCCTCCATCGTAAGGTAGTACAGAGATACCAGTATAGTTATAACGATTCTCCCACATCCATTTACCACATTCTTCCCACTCATCATTGTTCAATGAGATAGTGCATGATACATTATGTTTATTATCCCCTCTATCATGACCATAAGCTACCCACTGTAAGTTAAACTTCTTAACTCTTTCTAAGATGTCTTTATAGCTTTCAGTGCGAAGGATAGAACCTTCAGGAGCTTTCTGAGGGAAACTCATCACAGCTTCTAAGTGGGGCTTCCATACACAGTCTTCTATAAGACTAGGCACTGTCGTAGTCATATACTTATATAATGGCTCATTCTTACCTACCCTCATCCTACGAACATAGTAATCATTATGCCAAGCGTGAATACCACTACTACTGCCAAGTACAAGAGAAGTAGTACCAGCAGGTTTAACTGTAGTAATTCTAGCGGACTCTTTGATTCCAATGATATTAGCCACTCGTTTATTCTCTTCTTTAGCTTCACCTGCAGCCTCCGCTAAGTTTAATTTAAGAACACCACCTGAAGCAATACCAGTCATAGAAACACCAAGTAGTGCATCCTCTTCTGAAGTTTCTTTCCACACACTTCTTAAATAATGAAAGTCAGTGTATCCAGCTTGTAGTGTACCAATGAATGTAGCAGCTTTAACCCTAGCATTAAGTGTGTCTTGAGTCTCAACATCAGATACATTAACCTCAACTAAGTTACAATAGGAGTTAGGTCTTAAACTAATCTCAGCACATGGGTTAGTACCCACATCATAGTTGTTAGTCCAAAACACGCCAGGTTCACCAGCACCTGATTGCTCTACTCGTTTCCAAATGGAAGACCACTCTTCTTCTGTAATCTCGTCTCTATTTAAAGCTACAGAGTTATTAGCTCTACCTCGTTGTGGGTTAAGTTCATACCATGCACCAGTTTTAGCTGACATCATATCCATATCATCTTTATCAAATAAAGAGATTAGGGCAGCTCTACGGATACCACCTGATAGAACAGCATCAGCAATATGGCAGATCATATCATGTACTTCAATAGGTTCTAACTTACGACCAACAGCATTGTTTAGCACACTACGAAGCTTGTCTAAGCAAATGCGTAATGGGTCAGGACCAGGGGCTTTGCCCCCTGAAGTAATGAGTCGAGAACCCTTAGGTCTAATATCTCTAAAGTCAAACATTGGTTCAGATTTACCAAGAGTGTAGGCTTTAATAATTACTTTAACAGCATCAGCCCAACCCTCGATAGAATCTCCTACCAAGAATCGTCGTTGTTTAATGGATGGACCAAGGATAGTAGGGAGTCTATCTGTGTGTCTGCGTTGAACGCTGAAACCCACGCCACTTCCGCCAAGTAAGTTAAACATGGTCTCGCTGAAAACGGCAGGATGATCGACAGGGGAATAAGCACAATTGAACATACGATTATTGCTAAGTTCAATAGGAGTACCTCCAAATTGTAAACTACGCATTGAAGGCAATACTTGACGATTGTAAACATATTTGTAAACATCTTTAATTTCCTCTTTCAATTGTGGGTATTTGCGAATGTGCATAACCATGTTGCGTTCTACAAGTTCTTCCCATGATTCTCTTCTTTGTAACTCAGGTACATATTTAGCATACTTGTTAAATATAGTAATGTCTGATAATATCTTTTGACTTTTGTCCATTAGTTTCTTTCTTATAGCATAATTATATAAATTAATCGGAGGAAGTATAATCTCCAAGTTCCAGTTCATTGACCAATTGTTCATATCTATCCTCAATTTTGTCTTGGAAAGCATAGACTAAATCTTCAGTAGTAAGTCCGAGTAGGTCAATTAAATCTATTTCAGAGACTTGCTCAATTATCTTTTCATGTAGTTCAGGTAGTGTTAGCATGTTCAAATTCTTTCAGCATTTCAATAAAGTGTATAGCTTTATCGAGGTCTTGTATTCCACCCTTATCTCGCCATCTACATAAGTACTTTATTGCTGTAGCTTCTAAATAAGGAATGTTATTTATGTAATTAAAAAACGCAGGCTGTATCTTAAACTTTTTATAATGGTCTCCTCCTATTTGTTTATCAAGCGATATTGACATACTTCTCTCCTGATCTATGACTAATATTTTTAGTCCCTCTAAACCAATTACCACATCCTTGACATTGTAAGCGTTGATACTTAGCATTGGTAGTAATTGCATACCCTCTCTTCTGATGATGTTTACCACCACAATTAGGGCAGACTAAACCATCTTCAGATAAGACAGATAGATTCAAATGATTCTTAATCCAAGGTTTAAAGCGTTGATAGACATTCTCTAATAGCACTACATCATTCTTATTGTACTTCTCCATAGTCTTCCAAGCTTGTGGATCTTTATTCATGCACTTAATCCAAAGCTCATGCCCCTCATGAGCAGTCTTCTTACCAAGCCCTAGTGCTTGAGAAACATAATCAAGTTTGTTAGATACAAACCTAAACTGTCTCTTAGCTACTTGTAAGAGGTCGATCTGTTTAAACGGAGCAGGTGGTGTCAACCCATTAAGAATAAAATCCTTGTTAAGTGTTGGTATGTCAAACCTCGCACCATTATAGTGAATGACTGCATCAGCCTCGTCAAGAAGTTTATGAATGCCTTGTAGCATCTTCTTTTGTGACGACTTATTCACAGAATCAAATATAACTTCTTTCTTACCTAGCCATTTAGCAGCATAGCATAGAGTATAAGAAGATTCAAGCAACTGATTCAATCCAATGTTCTGATCCCAAATGCCCCACACATGAGCCGTATTGGGACTGGTCTCAATATCTAGCAGTAGTATTTTACTCGTCATTAAACTGTTCTCCATTCGGTTTAGATGTTCCATCTTTAAATCTTTTTTCTACTTCGCCTGTAGAAGGGTTAAGCTCGTATGTTGCTAAATTTGCATAAAGCTTACCATGCTTCTTTATGGATTTTTCTAATTCTTTAAATGCTTTTTGTTCAGTATAAATTACATTGTCCTTACTCATTGTATTTTCCCTTCATATACCCAATCAGGAAGATAATGTAAATAGATCTCATGACCTTCTTCTGTTTTTTGTAATACACAATTGTTAATTATATATCTTGTTACAATATTTAATAATAATTCTTCTTCTTGCTCATTGATGTCTATACTTTCAAAAGATCCATCATCCTTTAGTCCTTTTACTAACACGCTTTACCCTTTCTGCTTTTGTTTTGGTGTCATGGCAACCTTTACAAAGTACTTGTAAATTATCCGATGAACAAAAGAGTCGTGCAATAAATATATCCCACGATTCGAATCCTTTCTTAGGGCAGACCACAGGAAGTATATGATCCACTTGAACCTCCTTAGCAGGGAATTTCCCTTTGCATTTACTACACTTATAGTGCATAGCCAAGCGTTGAGATTTAGTGTTAATTTTTTTACCAACTTGAGCTTCTTTAAGAGATTCATATTTTGGTGGGTACCTTCTAAATCCACCTCTTAGGGTAGAAGTTATAAATGATTTTAAGCGACCTTCAGTCCATTCTTTATTTGCCGCCAAGTGCTAACCTTTCAAAATGATTTGTCCAATCATCATCTAATGATCTGAGGATGTGTAAACATCTCCCATTCATTATCATCCATTCGTCGTTTGCATACATCTCTCTAACTACAGAAAACATTCCTTGCTCAGTAAAATAACCAGTCAAAGCTTTCTTAGCCTTAACTGGTCCAATACCTGCTATACCTTTAATGTTATCAGAAGTATCACCTGTAAGAAGTTGTGTATAAAAATTCCTAAATCCAGTTTCCTCATCTACTTCATAGAACTCTTTTTTAACGAAGTTGTAGTGCTTTCCAGGCACTTGCAACAAGTCTTTATCTATAGAACAGATGATGCTAGATTCATGTTGATTAATACCAAGATAATCGTCTGCTTCCATCTTCTCAGCAACTGTTCCTTGCCAACTCTCAACAAGATAGTCTCGAAGAAATTGTAGGTGCGTAGGTTTAGTTGCAGTACGATTAGCCTTGTACTCAGGATAGACTTGCTTCCTGAAATTGTCAGGAGATGTTAAAAATAATTTATACTCAGATGCTTCCACCTCAGCTAAAGTATTCTCAATCATCTCATTGACACGATAGACAGCGATAGCTTCGTTGTCATTCTCTGTAGTACAAGCTACTCGAAATGCGTAGATATCACCATCCATTAAAGCTTCCATTATGCTGGAGACTCTTCTGTTGCTAGTTCAGCTTCTTTAGAGAAGACATAAGCCTCGAACTGTTTTGCAGTCTTTACTACATCATTTACTGATGCACCTTGACCTAACAATTCCACCGCAGTGCCAAGAGAAGATTGACGAATGATATACACTTGTCGTCTAGCTCTTTCCTCTGCTGTCTCATAGTTGCTTCCAATGACCTTACCACCGCCACCAGTTGACTTAGGAGCTTCAACTCTTGGGGGAGCTTCACCTTCTTTATCAATAGATTTCCACTGCCAGTAATCACCTTCTTTAACAGTAAGAACATCAATACGATCACCTTTAACATAGCCCTGAACATCTTTAAACACTGTAGGGTTACTAAATGACATAAGCTTTTTACCTTGTACTTGCCCCTGTTCATTCTTATAACTTACTTGTAATGTCTGATATTGACCTTTACCAGTTTTAACTGACTCGGGTGCTCCTACATCAATAATTTCTATAATCATAAATACTCCTTTAAAAAGAACTATTTAATAGTCCTGTATATATATTATACCATATCTGTACTACTTGTCAACTACTAATCCCATCTATTTTTAAAGTGCCACCACATCTTTCTTAACTTACTCATTTTATCATATACTCTTTTATTTTTATCTGATGCCCTCATTCTGACATCTCGTTTCATAAAGCCAAATAATCCTTTAACTTTATAAACTATCATTCCAAACCTCCATATCTTTCCAATTATTTCCAACCTGTACTTCTGCCTTCATTGGGAGATCAAACTCAGTCCCAAACATCTTCTGAAAGTTCTTAGGAACATCTTCAAATACATTTAACAGAGTCTTAGCTAAAGTACTAACAGAGCCATTATCACAATCAATAATAATGGAATCATGAACTGTATTAACAAGTCTCGCCTTTTCATAATTTAGTTTCCTCATTCGGTTATATAAAGATACTCTTGCTAGTGTCATTAAATCTGCTCCTAACCCTTGCACAGGATAATTAAGAATAGTAGTCCTAGGATAAACATGCTCACCTCTCTTTAATTCAGGTTCAAATTGATAGATCCTACCAGTAGGGAGTTTAACCATTTTAGTCGTTGTAGCTTCTTGCATAAGTTTAATATGCCACTTATGAAGACCTTTATACTTACTATAGAACTCATCAATAATCTTTTGCCAAAACTTCTCACTTTTACTTACCTCAGCGAAGTTTGGATCATTAGCGTAGGAGTAAGCACTTCCTCCATAAATAAGTCTAAATACAAATGTCTTAGCAATAAGACGACTAGGCAAACCAAAACGAGTTTGATTATCAGTATGTTGATCGACATCATTCCATATTTCTTCATAGGCTACTTTATCCTTACTTAAAAAGGCAGCACATCTCCACTCAAGAGCAGAGGCATCACCCTGTATGAGCATTACTAATCTCTAACATAGCATCTGCAATACGATAGGCTTCATGAGGAATGTCCTCTCGTCTAACATGGTCAGCAATAATTAATGCTTCCATAGCTTTTAATGCAATCTCATCTCTAGACATTTAATGCTCCTTTTAATAAATCTCTAACATCAGCATTCATTTCTGTTACCACATAACTAGCACCAAATTCTTTTACTGAAGCTTCAAAATCTCCAAGTGTGTGGTAGAAATATGCTTCCTCTTCTCCTGGGATATACCCACCAACATAATGACTATCAAAATCATCACCCATTTTGCTTCTCCTCTATAAGTTTATAAATAACATTTACTGGTTCCTCAACAATATAAGATTGTTGTGTAATGGTGTATAAGTTTGAAACAGAAACTTCATATTCTTCATTATCATTATCAAGTCTTTTCTCTTGTAGCTCAAAAATAGATAGAATATGATCAATGTTAATAATCAGTTGCTCACCTTGGTACTCTTTTGTTGCATTTGTTAATTTAATAAACATAACTTCTCCTTTTAAAAAAGGGGGATTGCTCCCCCAACTTACTATTAAAATAATCTTGAAAATAATTTATTAAACTCATCAGAATGAAGTCCAATAAATAAGTCTTTGTTTCCTGTTTCTTTTTCAATTTTATTTTTAAATGTTTCGCATTTTTTAGAATCATTAGACTTAAATAACATTTTTTTAGTCTTTGAGTCCATTACATAATTATATGCTGCCATTTTAATTCTCCATAATTGTTATAGAACATTAACTGCACATAAGATAAATTATCTTACAAATTCATTATAGAGGGCAAGTGTAACTAAACTATTTCTAAACTGTAATACTTTATAACAAATTGTAAATTAATTGTAACAATCAATACCTCGAGTAAAATAACTCTTTTATTTCTCCATCAAAATTTTGTAGATTCGGCTTGGAGGAACTAAGGCGACCAGTTCTAGCGACACACTGGTTAAGTTGCCCATGTAAAGCACCTTTAGCCCAACCTTGGTTTTCTCTGAGTTCAGGGAGTCCTGAATAGTAAGTACCTCTACGCTTCTCAAGTCCACTCCTTTTAAGGATAAGTTCAACAATTCCTTTAGAAACTTTTGTGTTCCTAAGACTTCTAAGCGTTTGTTCATCTGTGCTGTAATACCCATCTTTTTTTAATTCACTCCCTCGTAATGGTTCTACTAATCTAGGCATATCATAACATTGATCTACCCACCCTTCCTTGACTTGACCTTTTCTTTCACCAGTTTTATAAACTCCAATAACTTCTTTTTTGGGGATAGTAATGCGTCCACCATAAAGAAGACAACTAAGATGATCTTTACTATTAAAGTTAAAACCACTAATATTAAAAGTCTTAGCCAGTTCTTCGTCCAATAATCCGACTTCCTTCTCCAGTTCCGCACCAAGTTCTAAGCTCCTATCCTCATCAAATAAAATTCCATTATATTCCATCTCTTCTAAAACAAGCAAGTCCTGATTGTGTAAGCTAATCAATCTTTGTCGTTCTTGTGGAAGAGACATCACTTCTTCATACTGCCGTTTAAACACTGCCTCTGTTAGAAGTAGGTCTTGCTTTAGGTAATCCTCAAGAATGTCTTTAGGAACATCAGGGGTGTCTATCCCATTCTTCCAATACTCATTAGCAACAACATCAAGCTTACTACCCAAACCATAGTACTCAGCGACACCATTAAGTGAAGGATAGGGATTCTGTTGGTTAGTGAGTATAAAATGTACCAACTGACAATCCCAAATACGCCTATCCATAAAATTAATTCCATATTTTCTTATCCAATGCAAGTCAAACTTAATGTTAAAGCCAACAAGAATAGCGTCATTGTCAAGCACATTCTGTATAGCGTCAAGTTTTTCCCTGTACGGATTTCCACTATATTCAATGTCAAATACACTAGAAACATTATTATAATTAAGTCCGACATAGCAAAGTTTATTCCTTTCAGAAAATGGGTTCCCATTAGCATGGGTGGTGGTTTCTACATCTAAAATTATTGTGTTCATACTGATAGTATATCACACATCTACATATCTTGCAATATCAGGTTTAATAACACAATCAAATTTCCCATGCCTCATGTCAGGGATTGAATCGTTATCCCCTACAAGTTTGTTCTTAGAGATACAGAAGTGACGCATATACTCCAAGCCCTCGTCATTCGTCTTACCAATGCCTAATATCCAATCTGCTTCTGATTGCTTAGATGTTTTAGCATTAGCAACATTACCCATGTTAAGCCACTTAACTCCTTCACCTGATCCGTCAGCTTGGCACACTGCAATTACAGGGGCATAGTCTTTAGCAAGTTCTCTAGCCCATTGGTAAATAGACCCTAGCATCAAATCATTCCTGTCTTGCTCAAAGCCTTTAATCTTATCTATCTGGTCGAAGATGATGAGACTAGGTTTAATCTTCTCACAAATCTTATTGACATCTCGGTAGTTAATGGAAGCTTGGTCAAAGAGTTTAATTTTATGTTGTGTAATGTTATTAAACTTATCTTTATGCCCTTTTAAGTCTCGATAGAGTTCAGGTAGAGATAAGCCCAATGACGCTTGAATACACCTCATCATGACTTTTTTACCTTGCTCTTCATTATTAAACCAAAGAATATTTCCCTCAGCTTGTGTAGCCATGTATGTAATTTCACTAGCTAAGAATGTTGTCTTCCCTGTCTCAGGTCTAGCAAATAAGAAACCAAAGTCCCCTTGTCTAAGACTACCCAAAGATTGATTGAGACAGTTTAAACGCCATCTAAGTCCCTTTGTAGTCACTTGAGATTCATACAACTCCTCTAGGTCATCTGTGACGAATGTAATCTCTTCCTCGTTAGGTCTGTCAATTTCCATCTTAGAGATTTTGTCAAGAATCTCATTAAAGTCTTTCCTTCCCTCTGTGACTTCGAGAGCCATCTCTGCAACCTCCCGAGCCATAACCGCAGATCGTTGTTTGTCGAGATACTCCTCAATGCGAGTGTCATCAACTTCCAATGTGCGAAGTTTGTCGAAGATTGTATTGAAGATTTCCTTTTCAACATCTTTCAAGAATGGATAATCTGAGAAGAATTTTAGTTCTAGGTCGTCAATGGTGTATTGCTCTTTATCAGAAGATTCCTGTAAAGATTTAACACAATAAAGAAGCTTGACAAGTTCTTTATTTGTTATTATAATATTATTTATATATTTATTATATATTATATTATTTAATATATATTTAATAATAATTAATTCTATCATACTTCTTTCTCCATGTCAACTACATTTAAATATTTCTTTATCTCTGTTTCAGAATAACATTTTGGGTCGAGATCAGTCCAAATTGTTCTTACTTCATCAAAAAGTAATTTCGCATTTCCTGCCTGTTTAAGAGCCGATAAACTTTTATCCTTGTCTAGCCATACAAAAAGTTTTTTAAAGCGTTTAGAGAGCCTTAAAATGAGTTCTAGGGGTATAATTGAGTTATGTATAGGAACACTTGGTAGCACTCTACTAACTTTTATAGCAGAAATTGCATCTTCTACAATAATTACACTGTCATTTTGCGTATTCTGCATAATGGGTTCATTATTACGAATAACTCCCCTAGTCATATATTTAGCACCTATTCCTGTGAAATTCCTAGCATTTTGATAACTACCGCCATCAAAGACAAGATAGCCATCATTATCCCAAAAATAATTTTTATTGATTTCATCATTTGTTAGCCCATATTTTTTTAAGTAGGTCATTCCCTTAGCATCCATAAACTGAGCCTTATTGAATGACATAAAAGATTTCTTCTCAACTACTGTGTTTAAACGATCTTTATATTTCTCTACAATGTCCCCTCTATCGTGATAACCACAAGCAAAACAATACTTATGCGTATCAGAATAAACTGCTAGGTTATTGCCACTCTTATCAGCACCATTCTCACTGCATCGAGGGCATCTCTCATTGTATAAAAAATGACTCATAGACCACAATAAGCCTCTACTAATTTCTTGCTATCAAACTTGTTTTCTTTATTATACACTTGCATTTCCTTAATGTCTTTATACATCGGTGTAAGTTCTACATGATGAACATCTTTAAGTTTAATAGTTTGTTTTAAATCAGAGGGTAAGAAAGTCCATATTTGACTTGATCGTAGTTCCCCATTGGTGTCAAACTCTTCGTAAAGCCATGCGTCAGGTTTTTTCATAAGTCCTTCCATTCTATAAAGTCGTGATGATCTTCATCAGAGGGTGTTTCTTTCTGTGCTAGATCTTCTCGTTCCATGTAAAGTAAATCATTTCTGATGTCGTTTAAACAGTGATTACATAAGTCTAAATATTCTTTCGTTGTCTGACTTTTCCTTGTTGCTTCATAATCTGATAATAAAGCATTACACGCAACACATCTCATTCTATACTCCAATCATTTTAGAAAGGATAACATTAACATCTCTTGGCAAACTTCGTGTCGGTCTTTGAATGAGTGTAAATGTTTTTCCATCTCGTTTAAACTTCGCCTGTGATTCCCAACCATGTCCCCAAAAGAAATTGAAAGTATTTTTAGTAAGATAAATTATTTTATACTCTCCAAAGTTTTTAGTTTTTTGTAGCCATGCGTTTATCATTTTGTTTCTCCAAAAGTTTTAAATAACTTCGTGCATTACGATAATAAAGTAGCTTATCTCTTAACATTATACCATGTCCCTCTCTGAAAGTCCATAAAAATTCATATAATCATCTTGTAAATCAGTGTCTTCTGTTGCCTCTACTAAATCAGCACTGAACCTCTTAGAATGGTGTTCCATTATCCATGCTGGAAAGGTCGGTATCTCAATAATATCATTAGCTAATACATGCCATTGATCTTCTTGAAAAGAGGGCTTAAAGTCGCTTTGTGTGCGTTTTATTGCTTGTAAATATGCGTCTGTAATGTTTTCTGCTTCAACAAGTGTATAAAACTTACTTACTGTCTCAGCTTCCACTCTAAATGTTTTCATGTTAGTTCTCCTCAAATAAAAGTGCAGATTGATCTTTTAAGTCCTCGTCTGACATATCTTCATACGCTTTCATACCATATCTAAATAAATCAGCAAGATCACGAATATCAAAATTATCAACATCATATTCTATTAATCTTTCAATCATTTCTTCTCTTGTTTTCATTCTAATAATCTCCAAAATATGTTTCGTTTTTTTTGTCTCGATTACCTAAAATATAACCTATTGCAAATCCTATTACAAAAACTATAATAGCTAAAAGCATTTTATTCTCCTAGTAAAAAAGTAAATTGTCAAGCTTTGTCTTCTTGGTTTTAATACCCCATGAATAAGGTTTTTTTATTGAATCATCATGAAAATAATAAGTCGTTTGTCCTATTTGGTTTGGCACTTTGTGAAAATAGACTTGGTGTGCTATTAATTTTTCTTTTAATAAGTCCTCTTGTGTTGGATATTCGTGTTTCCCTGTCATGATGTCCCAAACCCCATGAAATTGACCTTTCTTTAGCACCACCTCACAAATTGAATCCCCATAATGACCATTTCTAAGCCTATTTAATATAACTTGTGCTACTCCATGCTTTGCTTCTATGCTTTGCGTGTGTGCTTCTGCGTAGATTGCTATTGCTATGCAATTTAAATCAGCGTTAGCCTGTTCCATGTCAAATACCATGTTTAAACACCTCCAATCTCATCAACTTCAACAAAATCATAAGAAATTATAGCGTCTTGTGCATAGTCCATAGAAAAATCTTTTGCTATATCTCTAGCATGGTCTTCACTTGGTGCATCTATAGTCATGTCAAAATAAGCGTTATAGTAAATCCTAACTTTATAAGATTTCATTTTTTAATCCTCCGTAGGTTCAAATTTTGGGCAAGTATAGTCCTCGTCATCTTCTTCACCTTCTTCTTTGTAGTCAATAGCCTCTTTAACTGTGTCTTCAATCAAATAATATAGTTCTTGTCCAAACTCTGTGTTGCGTGTTCCTCCTTTGTTATCGGGATCGTCCATAACACATTTGTCTTCTGCGTTAAACTTATTTACTACTTCCCAATAAATTTTTCCTGCAATATTGCATACTTCGTCAAGATCTAGTTTGTTTAAACACATTATAAAATCCTCCCTATTGTTTTATAAATTAACTCTTTAATAAGAAATTTATCATCAAATCCATTTATCTTTGCTATATATATATCTTCTATCGCTTCCCTCGTTCCCTCTTCTATAACTTCATAGCCTCTCTCTTCTAACTCATCAAATAAATCTGATTCCTTGATCTCTGATAAATCAACCTCCATAATAGAGTTAAAACTTAATGGAATATTAGCTTTCATTTCATAATCTCCCTGTCCATGTTATCGGCACAATTATCAAATCTTTTTTGTGATTCGTGTCTTATAGCTGCCATTAAATCTAAATAAGCCACACCCTCAACACCTTCAATTTCCTCTGCGTCTTGCATAGCAAGTAAAACATTGTTAAAAATATCGTTTGCCCTTGTCATTTTATAACCCTCTCATTATTAATAGATTGTTTAAACATCATGCTTTGATATGTTGCTTTAAATAATAAATACTTCGTGCTATCGCCCTCGTTTAAGTTCATAGTGTTTAAACACCTTTTTAAAATTGTTGAAATAATAAATTTCCATCTTTTGTTGGTCCTATATAAAATGTATTATCTATAAGGTATTCAATAACAGTTTGCTTCACTTCTTCGTCTGTTGGTTCGTCCGATTCGCATATAATATCATAGCCATTAAAAATGTCTTTGTAATGCTCTTCCGAGTATTCACAACATAAAGAAACTACATCTAATTCAATGCCATCATCTGTGTTTTTTTCGTCTTCTTCTAAAAAATCATAAAGTAAGTCTTTTGCTTCAAAAGAAAACTGTGTTTCTCTTCCCATCGCTTTAAAAGCATTATGAAAATCATACCTATTAATTGTTTGATACATATTAAACCCCCTTGATTAAGTTATTAAAAAATTCTTGATCTTCAAATATAGGTTGGGTCATTAACCACCCTTTTAATTGAAACCATCTATTAATATGTTTTGTTGTTGTTTGAGACCATTTTTTATTAGTATAATATAATTCATGATCTTTTATACATGCCACGGGTGTTTCATAACTAATTAATATTTGATCACCATTATTTAATATAATTTCGTTCATATTATTACCGATTTTTTTTAATAACATTTTAAGCCCCTTTTATCTAGTAATTAAACTAGGTTGAAAATAGAAAGCCCAATTTAATAAGACCTCCTCGAATGACATCTTTTCTAAATCATCTCTTTTAAACTCTGATACATTTAAAAGACTTTCTATGTATTCCTCTTTTTTACCATCTACTGTTAAACCTTTGAATTTCATTTTATACCCCTTTTATAGAGACATCATTAAAAAGATAAAGCCGTAAAAATAAATTGCACTTACTAAAAACCACAATATATTAGAAATTTTCATTTGTCAACACCTTTTATAAAATAAACATTAAAAAAAAGGGTGTTGTTTAAACACCCCCAATTTATTACACTGTCATTTCAATGTTACAACATGGGCATTGTGGAATTGCAACATTAAGCCATTTTCTCGAAACTCTTACTGTATAACCGCATTCACATTCAACTTTTATTAATCGTGTAGTTTGCTTTTTACCACCTGAATTTTCACCCCCTAGAATTGCATGAGGATAAACCCCTAGCACTTTTACCCATTCAGCTATTTTAAGCTTTAATGAATCCGTTGCTGTTGTTGCTGTCATCTTACCCGTTAAACCAACCGCCAATGCACATTTTCTAAAGTTTTTACCATGTTTTTCTTTTAAGCCTATTGTTGCATGAATCAATTCATGGATCAAAATATCCGCAACTTGAATTGAATCCGCTATTGTTGGTGAAATCATTATTTCATAAGTGTTATCAGCACTCATTGAATTATTCCAGCATAAGCCTATTTTCTTATTTTTAACACCCCTGCCGCTTGTTAGTGAGCAAGACATTCTAACATTTTGGGGTATTTCATAACCTTGTTGTTTGAAATGATCAATTAAGAATTGATCTTTTAAATTATTAAGCCATGTTTCTCTATTCATTTATATTACCTCTTTTTGTTGTTATTGATAAAAAGATACTACATTTAAATAATATCATAATGTTTAAACATGTCAACATTTATTTATAAATAGTTTAAAAAGATATAAAACCTTAACATCTGATTAAAATATAGGCATTCACAATCGCACCATAACCGACGATTGAATCATGGGTGATAGGATAGTATCAGAATATTAATCATTCGTTAGCGTTTGATTATGCAAGATATCAAAAACCATGCCAATTTCTGATTAATAAATTAAATAAATTTGAATATGTTGTTGACATTTAAAATATTATCATGATCTAAAATTTTCTAAATTTTCCAAACACTTATATTAATTTTCTATCATGTTGCTTAGGGTGATAAGTAAAACCTATCAGCACCACGCCACGCCCTTATATAGTGCATTTAATACCTTATTAATTAAGTCAACTATTAATAAGATTGATTTTATATAATATTTATTATGTAAAATTTGATAGGGGGGGGTATATTTTTTATCTACGAAAATATTTATAGGTACACACCAAATATATGAGAAGGAAAAATAGGACCTCAACTAATACTCAATGCTAAAATTAAAAAAAGGAGGATTAATGACATCTCTTCAGAGACCAAACATATAGTTTAAACAAGTTTTAAAGGGGCTAGAAGCCCTTTTCTTTTATTTTTAATGGTAAGGGTGCTTGAATGAGCTCGGATCGGTAAAATGAGACCAATCCTCGCTTACTAGAATAATGATAATACTGAGGACAAATCTTTAGAAAGGGAGTATAATTGTATTATAGACTCAGATAGTCTATAAAACTTATTATTATAAACTAGAAAATGAAAGGAGTATAATATGAAATGGACTCAACCTAGCGTCACCGAGTTACGCTTCGGTTTCGAAGTGACAATGTATGTAATGAATCGATAGATTCAAAGAAATATGACTAAGCCAGGTTTGTTCCTGGCTTTGTTATTTATATTATATATATTTATATATTATTATATATATATATTATTAGTTATATATTATATATATTATTATATATTAATTAATATATATTATATATATATATATATATTAAAGATCTTATTATAACAGAAGAAGTTCTGTTTGTCAACTACTTTCTTAACTATTTACATTCTTCTTCTTATTACCTATTATGGGGACCAGTTCAAACTCAGCTTCCCTATACCCGTAGTTTCTGTTGCAGTAAAGATTTCTCTTGACAAAACAATCTTCTTATGATATAATTGTTATATAGATGTAACTATTTTCTCCGTAAGGGCAAAGAATGACCGAAGAGTTTAAACCAGTTGATGTTGAAGTGATTCTTGCAGAACCACAAGCAGAGGCTACCCCAAAAGAAAAGAGGGGTGGTAGAAGACCAGGTGCTGGACGACCAGCTCTAGTTCGTTTGAATAAAGAACGAATAGCTCAAGGGTTAGAACCCATCGAATACAAAAAGAATAAAATCATTAAGAAACGGAAGAGTGATGCTATTCTTCCTGAAAGTAAGAAAGCTAGATCTCAAGAAATCTTAG